CGTCAAGTGCGTCTTTGGGAAGGCAGATTTTGCGCCTTTAGTTTCGTATGTTTGTTTCCTTCTGTTGTGTTATTTACACGTAGAAGGTGGGTTCACATTCCGGTTGTTTGAGGGAGTAGTCTTTGGTGTACACCTTGTCAGCTGCCCTGCAGTATGCGGTTCGTCCGAGTCCGACGTTCTTTAGAGCGTATCTGAACTCGTCAATCTCGTCTTGGCTACAGTCGTATCGAATGAGTAGGTCTTCTAGCGACACCTCATGTCGGATTTTGCCGAGTGAGACGAAGGACAACACACCGTCATATGTCTCGAGCGTTGCTGTGGAAGTGTGTGGGTTGAGTTTGTCTAGCTCCTCGCAATAGAATGTGGATTGGAGGCCATTCATGAGTTGAGACTGGAAGGTGGCGGCTCTGTGACTCCATCGCCCCTTACCCGGTAGGTCTCCTTTGCATGTCCCTGATGCTCGTAGTAGCACGCCTAAGTTGAGAACAGCGTGGTATTCACCCTTTTTGGTTCGTACGAGTGAGTGTTTTAAGAATTGCATGTGCTCTGGGATTAAGCATTCGTCTCCAGTGGAAATGTATCCTGCTAAGTTGGATGCTCTATACGGCGAGACTCGGAGTTTGTCGTAAGCCCATGCCACGAGTAGCCAACCAAAGCAGTTGATGAGTGTTGTCCACCCACCGCCACTTTGTAGGTACTCTTCATTCGGTTCAAAGATGGCACAGTCATCGTTTTCGTATCGTCCGGTGACGTCGTTTTTCTTAGCTGTAGGGTTTTGGATGATGATCCGCGCTTTGATTTGCGCTTCTAGGGCTTCTCTAATTTCTGGAAGGCATGGAAAGGCGTCGAATAGCAACTTGAATATGTCTCCAGTATGACTCATGTCACATGAGGAAAAGTCAAGGTTACAAACGACAGGTTTTCCATCCTCAGTATATCTAGCCGTGCAATCATCGCTGAATACAAGGAATTTATCTCTCTCTCCAAACCAGAGTTCTTTAAGTTGATTGGTCATGTTCTCCGGATCGGGCTTGGTCATGAAGTGGTAGACAGTTCCATTTGGAAGAACTATGTCTTTGTCACCGAGCAGTTTCTTACCCCATTCACAATATCTAGCGGACTGTAAGGAGGCTTCGACTCCTAGGTCGCAGATTATACGTGCATATTTTTGGGCCTTGTTGTACTCGATGGTTTTGAGCTTCCACACTACGTAATTTATCCATACCTTCCGTGCGAATGAACCGTCCAGGCGCATCTTGTCGATGGCTTGCCGGCGCAATCGTAGTTTTGGGTGCGGCGTATCGTACAGTATGTTACAGCTCTCTTCAAATGACTCTGAAAAGTGAGCATCCATGAATTGAATTTTAAGAAAATCTAGGATGTCAGCTCTGTTATCGCGGATTAATGTCCTCTGGTTGTTTCGCAAGTATGAATCGTATCCACAGCGGAATTCAGGCTCGCGCATCCCAAAATGTCTTCTTAGCGCATATTTCATATTAAGGGGGGTGGCGTCGAGCAGAACTGCATCATGAGCGAAATTCCATCCGTAAAGCGTTCGTTTCCAGTTGCAACGAATGGTGCCGTCGTCATTTCGATGTTCGTCGAACATGATTTCACCACAATTGGTTGTTTGTAACATGTCCAACTCGTCATTGTCGAATTTGCGAAGGTCCCATTGTGCTGGCGTTCCGTTGTTGTCTTTTAATAATCTGGCGGGTAGCTTGATTGGTCTAAATCGGTGTGAATTTACGAACAGCTTATCTATTCGGCGTTCACTTGGTATTAGTATAATTATGCCGTGGTCTTGAATGACTG